GAAACACTAGCGGTGCTTTTAGTTGGGATAGTTCTATCAACTTGACAGCTAATCGAATATTCCGACGCAGCTAATTAAATCGATCTCGGCCCGTCCCCCATAACATTTAGGAGATTACGTGGCTGAAAATTCAGCAGATATTGCCAAGCGTATTATCCTTGGCTGCGTTGCAGAGGGTATGACCATTGAAGCCGCTACGGCTTCTGCTGGCAAATCCATCAAGACTTATGAGTACTACCGTCGCACAGATAAGATTTTTGCAGACAAGGTAGACCGAACCAGGCTCGGTCTTAAGGATAAGCAGTTTGCAGGTGGCGATGTCCACGACATCGACTTCGTCGAATTCCGCAAACGCTTCCTACACTCAGAAACTTTTGCCCATCAGAAGAACATCGTAGATGTAATCGAAGGCCGCGAACCCGGCTGGCTACATCCGGCTATGAAGTTTGAAAAGGGTCTGGCTAATAACCGTATCCTTGTCAACATTCCGCCCAACCACGCCAAGTCCATCACAATCACTGTGGACTACGTAACCTGGATGGTTGCACGCAACCCCAACTTTAGAGTCCTGATTGTTTCCCAAACTCAGCGACTAGCAGCAGACTTTCTCTACGCCATCAAGCAACGCCTTACACACCCAGTTTATGAAGAACTACAAAGTGCGTACGCTGCTGGCGTAGGGTTTAACTCTAAGACAGCCTCGTGGCAGGCTACCCGCGTCACCTTCGGTGATGAGCTACGTGAGTCCAGCGAAAAGGACCCAAACATCGAAGCCGTCGGTATCGGCGGTCAGATCTACGGTAAGCGTGCAGATATGATTATCGTAGATGATGCGGTGACTCTATCTAACGCCAATGACTTTGAGCGTCAGATCAAGTGGTTAACCCAGGACGTACGTTCTCGTCTTAACCCAACAGGTAAACTTATTATTATTGGAACTCGTGTAGCAAGCGTTGACTTGTACCGTGAGCTTCGCCAAGAGGATAGATACCCAGGTGGCCTTGTCCCTTGGACCTATCTTGCAATGCCAGCACTTTTAGAAACTGATGAAGACCCTGACAAGTGGGTAACGCTTTGGCCTAAGTCAGATGCTCCATTTGATGGACAAGAAGAAGCTGACAAAGATGAAGACGGTCTATATCCACGCTGGTCTGGACGTAACCTTTACAACGAACGCCAAGCGATGGATACATCCACCTGGGCGCTAGTCTATCAACAGCAAGATGTATCGGAGAACTCTGCCTTTGATCCAGTCTGTGTACGCGGCTCCATTGATGGAATGCGTAAGGCCGGTCCATTGGTAGCTGGTAACCCTGGTCACCCACGTGACTTAGGTGGCTACTCAATTATCTGTGGACTTGACCCTGCGATGATTGGTGATACTGCAGCTATTTGTTATGCAGTAGATCGCAATAGCAACAAGAGGTACATAGTAGATGCTATCAAGATTACTAGACCGTCTCCTGCCGATATTCGTGACCTTATATTTAATTGGACTTCCCTATACGGCCCGTCTGAGTGGATTGTTGAACGTAATGCGTTCCAGTCTTTCCTCACACAAGATGAAGGAATCAGACAACACTTGGCATCACGCGGAGTGTTACTGCGGGAACACCATACAGGCAACAACAAGTGGGATGCAGGCTTTGGTGTTGCGTCAATGTCAACTCTGTTCGGCACCAAGCAACACGATGGCAAGCACCACAGAGACAACCTTATTCACTTACCTAGTGACCAAACTGAAAACGTTAAAGCGTTAATCGAACAGTTAATCACCTGGACTCCTACTACTAAGGGTAAGACAGACTTAGTAATGGCGCTCTGGTTCTGCGAGATCCGAGCACGTGAGATGCTCAACTACGGTCAGTACAACTCACACCATCTAAAGAATCCGTTTCTTACATCAGCTGAGAAACGAAAGCGTGTAGTGGTCAACATTGACCAGTTACTAGCAGACCAGCACAAAACGTTTATCTAAGGAGACACAATGCCTAATATGAAAAAGCCTGCAGACAAGAAGACAACAAAGTCTAAGACTCTTACAGGACCTGCAGCAGTTGAGGCGCTACAAAAGCGCGTATCACCATCTGGTGTAAAGAAGGCTGAAGAAGCTGCAAAGAAGGCCATTGCTAAGAAGTACCCAGGATTAACTAAAAAGTCTAAGTAAGGAACCCCAGTGTTAACACCAAAAGAAGTCAATGCTAAGTTAGGTCGCTTGCAGACCAAATACGCTGCACGCGATCAGCGTATGCGTGATGTGCTTTCGGTGCGTCAAGGAGATCTATCTAAGGTCTATCCTTCGATGTTCTCCGATGAATACCCAAAGCCACTCGTGGCTAACTTCATCGACGTTGCAGCACGAGATCTAGCAGAAGCAATGGCACCACTGCCATCATTTAACTGCCAAGCTACAAATATGGTTTCAGATTCTGCACGCAAGATGGCAGATATGCGTACACGCATTGCAAACTTTTACGTTTCAGTTGCTGAGATGCAACTACAAATGTATCAAGGTGCAGACTGGTACAACACCTACGGAATGATGGTAGGTATGGTGGAGATGGACTACGACTCCAACAACCCACGTATGCGCCTACTTAATCCTTGGGGTTGCTACCCAGAGGTAGACCGCTTTGGTCGCGTAGTTTCTATGACACAGGTTCTTAACACTGATGCTGAAACATTAGTTGCTAAGTACCCAGAGTTTGCCGACGCAATCTTGAAGAAGAATAACTACCAAGTAGGTAGCCCATCTATTACGATGGTGCGTTACCACGATGCCGAGCAAGACTTAATCTACTTGCCAGAGCGTCAGAATTTAACTTTAGTACGTACACCAAACCCAATCGGTAAGTGTTTAGTACGTGTAGCACAGCGACCTTCTCTTGACGGCGAAGCACGTGGTCAGTATGACGATGTCTTGGCAGTCCAACTCGCTCGTGCTCGCTTTGCAATCCTTCAGATTCAGGCTGCAGAAAAATCTATTCAAGCACCTATTGCTATCCCACAGGATGTGCAAGAACTTGCTCTTGGTCCAGACTCAATTATGCGTTCATCTCAGCCACAGAACATCCGTCGTGTAGGCTTAGACCTACCACCAGGAGTCTTTACAGAGTCAGGAGTGCTAGAACGTGAACTACGGCTTGGCGCTCGTTACCCTGAAACCAGATCCGGAAATACCAGTGCAAGTGTTATTACTGGTCGTGGCGTTCAAGAGTTGCAAGCTGGTTTTGATACTCAAATCAAATCAGCACAATCGCAATTTGCTAGAATGTTCGCTGATCTTATTGGACTCTGCTTCGAGGTAGATGAAAAACTATTCAGCAATGTACAAAAGACAATTCGTGGTTCTGAAGATGGAACACCGTATGTACTCAAGTACACACCTGGTCGTGACATTAAGGGCGAGTATGGCGTAGATGTTCGTTACGGCATTATGTCTGGTATGGATCCATCACGTGCAATCATTGCATTGCTACAGATGCGTTCCGACAAGTTGGTATCACGCGACTACGTTCGTCGTGAAATCCCAATGGACTTGAATGTCTCGCAGGAGGAACAACGTGTTGATATTGAAGAAATGCGTGATGCTCTTCGTGTCTCAGTGGCACAGTACGCACAAGCTATCCCAGCGCTTGCGGCGCAAGGACAAGACCCTTCCCTTATCGTCTCGCGTATTGCAGAAGTTATTAAGGGTCGTCAAAAGGGTATGGCACTAGAGACAATCGTAGAAAAAGCATTTGCACCAGAACCACCACCAGAGGCACCAATGATGCCAGGTGGATCCGAACTTCCAGCAGCAGGTGCGGCCCCCGCTCCTGCCTCGCAGCAACCTCCACAAGAACAAGCTGGTACGGCCCCTGCTGCTGGTCAAAAACCCGATATAGCACAACTACTCGCCGGACTAACCGGCGGTGCAGCATAACCGAAGGAGGTGCAAATATGAATAAGGGATCACAGGCTAAGGCTCCAATGCAAAAGCCAACTGAAGGCAAGAAGGATACTTCAAAGCCTAAGGGCGGTAAGGTTGACTTCGGTTATGCCGGAACAGCTCGCAAAGGCAAGAAGGCTTAATTACTACTGAAAGGTGTACAGGGTGTTGAACGATAACGATAGGATTCCACGCCCTGTACGCCGGACAGACTTTGCAGTAATTATTATTGGGTTTTTCTACAACCTAACACAATGCGTAGAAACACTGATGTCGGAAGTTTATGAACTTTCGATTTACCACGCTAATCAGAAAACCAAAGTCAATAAGGCTTGGGAAGATATGGCACAAGATTTAGAAACGTTAGAGGAGGACAAATGACAACTGCACCAATGAACCCACTTGCAGGTGCGTCAGGTCCAGGAAAGTACGCTGTACGCAGCGACAAACTAACTATGGGTTCTACAGGTTATGGCGAAGGCGTTGAGACAGCTGCAATTCAGTCTGGTGCTCCGCTTGCTAATACACCTGATGTCCGTCCAGCACGTGGCGGAGATGTACGTGAGGCAGCTACACAAGCGCCCGTAACAGGATTGTTTGAACCAACACAGCGTCCTAACGAACCAATCACTGCAGGTGTTGCAATGGGTGCAGGTCCAGGACCAGAAGCGCTAATGATGCGTCAGCAAATGACAGAGAAGTATTCCGATACATTGGCAAAGTTATTGCCATACGATGAATCAGGTGAGATTACGATTCTGTATCAGGATATGCTTGCGCGAGGTATGTAGTGTCGGAGAAGAATCTTAAGATTGCTGCGGCCCAAGCAGGGCTAAGCCCGACAGATAAAGACAGAATCGACTCACTATCAAAGTCTTTAACTGCTCATAAGAACTTACTTGATATGCCAGTAGCTGAAGCACGTACAAAGTTTCAGACTTTGCCAGCAGATCAACAACAAGCACTAACGCAGACCTTTGGCACGGAAGCACCAGATAAAAAACGTGGTCCATTAGGTACCGCTTGGCACTACACAGGTGGTGCTGTAGTCGGCGCACTGACTGAAGTATCTGACTTTATGACTCGTCTTGGTCGTACAGCACTGATTGCTAACGAGCAGGTCCCATTGGGTAGCGCTGAATACTACCTACCTAAGAATTGGTCTGTTATCTCTGAGGCTTGGAAGAAGTCTAACGATAACGGCGAGCTTGTCTACAACGAGCCACGTATCAACAATGCCATCAAGAAGTATGGCAACAACTATGTCGGTTTAGCACAAAAGGTTTCTACAGGTACTTCGCTTTCAGATATCATTGCAACTGGAACTGAAGAAGAAAAGCAGATTGCACGTCTTGCTGCTAAGGGCGAAGACCCACTATGGCAAGATGCGTATGACGCAGTCGTTGCTGCTAAATACTCACCAGGTCGCGCACTTGCTAACGCACTTTTACCTGAGTCACTAGAGGGTACAGGTTTTCTATACAAGGGTATTTCAGGAACTGCAGATGCTGCATTCCGTATCTTTGCAGATCCAACCATTGCACTTGGCAAGGCTAAGAAGGCCTACGATGCTGCTAACTATGCAATCATTAAGATTGCTGGAGATCCAAAGAAGTTAGATGCAGCTTTTAACAACCCAAAGGTTGTCAACTTTTTTAACTCATACGGCTCTGAACTAGATAATCTAGCCAAAGCACGCAAGTCAAAGAACATTGTTGCTGCTGAACAAGCATCAACTACATTGCGTCGCATAGCTCCTGAGTTTGGTCCTGCTGCTATTGACGAGTTCGTCAAGGCTGGCGTTACTAATGCAGATACTGCAAAGGCATACTTCCAGAACAGCGTAGATGTACAAGGCATCCTTAAGGGACAAGCCGCACGCGATACACCACTTATCCCGCGTTTGACTGCAGGTCGCCAGCTACGAATTAAGGCGCTTACTACAGGCAACAAGGTTCTTAACATTGACAATGTAGGGCAGAAGTTAGTACAGGCTATGTACGGAACTGCTCCACAGTTTGAAGATATCCTAACTGGTATTACCACTCGTTCAGAAGAAATTGCTGGACTTGAGAAGCAAGTAGGACGCATCAAGGGTCCAGATGGTGCAGTACGTTTTACTGAGAACCAGATTCAAGGACGCATTGACCGCTTTGCTCGTAAGTTTACAAAGGTTCCTAACCCAACATCTAAGGTGTTTGATGTTATGGGATCTAATGCAGTAGATGAAATCTACCGCACTGCACGTTTAACCAACTCTCGCTATCACAGCAAGATTATTGCTGAGGCATTTGCTGCAGGCGATGAAGGTCAGCGTATGCAGATTACTAAGGGACTTTGGAACACAATCTTTACTACACGTGGTGTAAAGAAGGGTGACCCAGGAAGATCCTTTATGGAGGAGTTTGCAGGTAGAGGCTTAGAAAAGCGCTACGCTGCAGATATCGTTGTATCAGGTGAACGCCTTGGCAATCCAGCAGAGTTTGCTGGTGAGCAACTAGCGCTGTTCCCATACCAACTTTCTACAGCAATGGTTATCCCATCTGTTGTTGACCTAGATAGATTAACTGCACGTCAAGGCATAGTATCCAGACTTGTTGGAGTTTCACACAACAAGTGGGTAGATAAGATTACATCTGGTTGGTCGTTCTTGACTCTTGCCGGTCCACGCTTTGCTATTCGTAACTCTATCGAAGACGATATGTTCTACCTTGCACGTGGTCGCAATCCTTGGGATTTAGTCAAGGGTAAGATTTGGTCTACAGGAGTTCGTGTCGGTAAGGGTGCAAACATCCTTGGCGCAGATGGTGCTCCAAAGACTGCATTGGAAAAACTAAAGGACATAGCATTTCTTAATGTTGAATCCGGTGAAGTCGGAGTAATCAACAAGTTTGTCCTAGCAGATGAACTAGAAGAGTTTGCTGCCAAAGTTGCTAAAGCAAGCAATGAAGACGAAGTCCGTGGCGTTATGGCTGAGGCAGTCTTGCGTCGCAAGCTAGGCTACAAGTTAGATCCACAATCAGCTGAGATTATTGCAGACATTGCTAAGTACGGTAACTTAGATGACCTTCTTTCAGAAGTTGCAGAAGGTGCTAAGAATGGCGTACGTGGCGGTGGACGCTACCAGAACGTTGCAGATGATGTGTCTCGCTTTGGCAAGATGGACGCAATCGTTATCGATGACAAAGCATACAAGCGCTCTATGGGTGATATCCCATTTACAAACTTTAACCCTGTTGCAAACGAGCAGGCAAAGGTTAGCTGGCTATTTCAGATTGGTGTAATGACCAATGATGAACTTGGACGCATTGCTGTTAAGTACCTCGATAATGAGGACAAGGCAATCAATGAGATGTTTAAGTATCTCAAGTCACTGCCACAGCGTGACCGCGATCGATTCCAGTTGTACTTCAAGGGTGCAGATGAGTACACACACGCACAGCGTGCGTTCCTTGCTGTAAACACTTTGTTCTCTAAGGCTGATGGTAAACTCAATGAGGAGCTTTGGAGCAAGGTAGTAAAGACAGATGCTGACGGTTACGTACGTGTAACTGCTAGAGATCTACGTCTTGCTGACCTGCCAACAGATCCTAGAATGGCACCAACATATATTTCAGGCCCAACATTAGTACCAGTATCTGCATCAGATAACTTTGCCGCTTCAATGTGGGACAAAGGCTGGGATGCTATGGGAGAAGCCAACGCACGTTGGACTCGTGAGCCTATTGTTCTTAACGAAGTAATCCGTTACCGCAAGCAGTTAGATGAATCTGGCTACAGCCAGAAGGTTATCGACCAACTTACTGCTGGTAAGACAGATGAAGCCTACGAAAAGGCTTACAGAACTGCAAAGCAACAGATCAATTCATTGGCTGAGGACTTGGCCAAGGACAGCGCTCTTGCTTATGTAGATAATCCTGCAGTGCGTAGCCAACTTGCTATGACAGGTCGTAACTTTGCACGTTTCTATCGTGCAACTGAGGACTTTTATCGCCGTTTTTATCGTACAGTTAAGTACAACCCAGAGGCAATTACTCGTGCATCACTAACATACGACGGAATTGCACACTCAGGCTTTGTACAGACAGACGATACCGGTGAAGATTACTTCTTCTACCCAGGAACTACAGCGATGTACCAAGCAATGGGTAAGACAATGCAGTTCTTCGGACAAGAAGATGGCATTAAGGCTCCAATGCCTATCGAATTCAGCGCTAAGTTGAAGATGATTACACCATCTACCAACCCAGACTCGCTGTTCCCTACATTTGCAGGTCCATTATCTGCAGTGTCACTGAAGGCAATCTTCAATGTGGTACCAGCTTTGGATAAGTTTGAAAGAGTCTTGCTTGGTCAGTACTCAGAAGACCAACCAATGGTCGAAGCACTTTTCCCTGCACACATCAACCGTCTATTTGCGCTAACAGATCGCAATGAACGTGTAAGTCAGTACGCATCAGCTGCACGTAAGGCTGCTGCATACCTAGAGGCTACAGGCCACGGGCTAACACCTAAGATTGATCCAGTAACTGGTCAGGAAATTCCACTTACCGTAGGTGAGTTGGAAGATTACAAGGACAAGTTATCTGCATCTACAATTACAGCCTTAACACTGCGCTTTGCACTTGGCTTCTTTGTACCAGCATCACCACAAACAACCCTTAAGAGCGACATCGCTGTCTGGGCGCGTGAGAATGGTGAGACTAACTTCAAGCAGACCTTTAATAACCTAGTAACAAAGACTGGTAGTTATGACAAGGCTATGCAGGAGTGGATTCGCCTGTTCCCTAAGGAACTGCCATACACAGTATCTGAGTCTGACAGCACAGTCGTAGCAATTCTTAGCGCTAATGAGAAGGCTAACGAGTGGGTCAAGGAAAACAAGGAACTCATCAAGAAGTACCCAGAAGGTGCTGGATTCTTCATTCCGAAGGAAGGCGAGTTCGACTTTGATGCCTACAAGTTGCTATCAAAGATGGGGCTTAAAGAGTCTAAGCAGGTAAGAGATTACTTGCGTGAGGTAAACACAGCACGCGATGAGGCTTTCTACTACTCACAACAGGACCTCTATGAAGAGGAACTTGCTACAACATTCAGCGACTTTGCTAAGCGTAACCTTAAGACCCAGTGGGAAAACTGGTCTAAGCAGTACAAGAAGGCACGTCCTAACCTACAAGAAGAGATGGGTAAGGGTGCTGAAAACGCTATCAAGCGTACACAGGCACTAACTGATTTAACAACTATGTTGTCAGACCCATCTATCAAGGTAGATCCAGCGATTCGTCAGCCTATTGAGGGTATGTTGAATACTTACAATGACTATATCAACGCACGTGATTCAGTATTTGGCAGCACAGCGTCTGCTGAAAACTACAAGGATATGCTTAAGCAACGTGCAAAAGTAGAGTTGCTTCGTTTATCAAAGCTAAACCGTAACGCAGAAGATGCGTACTTTGCTTTGTTCTCGAAACTAATTAGAGACTAACAGGAGATACAGTAATGGAAACAGGATTCTTCAATAGCTGGAAGAACACAGGCCTACCTGCTAGTGGCTCAACCATCTCTAACCCTAGCGCAGCTAATGGCAACTTAGGCTTCAAAGGTAACCAAGCAAACCAATCTGTAGTAACAGATCCTTATGCAGTTGATGTGCTCAATATGCCACCAAAGACTCGCCTTGCTTTGTCTAAATTACTTAAGGATGCAGGCTATCTTAGAACAGCATCTAGCAAATATAACAAGAAGTTAGCAGATGCTTACATCGCTGCGTCTCAAGATTTTGAGACAGAGAAGGCCCGTACAGGTCGTCCAACACTTACTATCAGCGACTTCCTAGTTGAAAACTATCAGGCACCAACAGGTGCAGGCACACCTAACTTACCTAGCCGTAGCATCTACCAGTACACAGAGGCAGATCGCATCAAGATGATTGATGATGTATCTCAGACTCTACGTGGTCAAGGTATTACAGACGCTGATAAGTCAGCAAAGTGGTACAAGGACCTTAAGAAGTCTATCGACAATATGATTTCTACAGGAACTGTATCTACCAGCAAGAAGGTTAAGAACCCTAAGACTGGTGTACTAGAAGTACAGACTGTCAGCACACCAGGTTTCTCACAGGAGCAGGCTGCAACTGTTGCAGAGCAGGCTATCCGTAAGGCAACACCTGAAGATGTAGCACGCAAAGAGCGTGTTGACTTTACTAGTTGGATGTTCAGTTCATTAGGAGGCAAGTAATGGCTGATCCAATGGTAAACACAACAACGCTTGCAGGCATTACTGCTGCATCAGCAAACCCTCCAGTAGCAGAGGCAACCAATGCTGAAGTATCAGCAGGTATCAAGGCTTTAACTAACCTAGGCATTGGCGAAGCGTTACTTAACGACCCTATCTACGGTGAAGAACTTAGAAAAGTATTTGAGCTTTACAAGAAGAACAAGACTGCTGCAGTTGATGCACTCTTTAAGACTAAGTTTGGCAAGCTGGATTCAGATGCACGGACTCGCTATGTAACAAAGATTGAGAACAGCGACCTCTACAAAGAGGGTGTTAAGAGCTGGCTTATCGGTATCAAGAAGCGTCTTAAGCAACAGGGTTCCACCCTTACAGACCAGCAACTTGAGGACTACTACATCAAGGGCATCGATGATGCCACCATTCTTGATGAGGCATTGTCTACTGGCAAGTTTGAGCCAGGTAAGACTGGTGGCACACAAGGTGACTATTACAACGCACTCTTAAGAACTGCTACAGCAAATGGTATTTCAACATCATTGCTACCAAAGGTGCTTGGCTTTGAGACTATTGACGAGGTAGTCAGAGAACTACAGACTGGTGCATCTCTTGATGACTTTAGCCAGAAGATTCGTAACTATGCCAAGGTCGCTATGCCAGACTGGGCTAAGAAGTTAATTGACCAAGGTCAAGATGTAACTGACATTGTCAACCCTTACCGTGCGACTATCGCAGATGAACTTGAAATTCCTTACAACTCTGTTGATGTCACAGACTCAACAGTTCAGGAGGCTTTGTCTACCAATATGAACCTTGCAGATCTTCGTAAGAAGCTCCGTCAGGATTCACGCTGGCAGTACACAGACAAGGCTAAAGAATCAGTTTCTAACGCAGCACTTAAAGTCCTTCGTGACTTTGGATTCCAGGGGTAACAGATGCCAGTCAAAGGATTGACTCAAGCAGAAATTGATGCAGCAACAGCAGCGGTTGTTGCAGCTGGTGGTAAGTCAACAGATCGTGCTAATCGCCTACCAGGCGAGACGGCAACTGAGGCTAATGCTCGCATTACTGCTGCCTACAAAAACCAACCAATACCTGAATTAACTAAAGAAGGTAAAGCTGCTGGCGCAACGATGGAGTTTGTTCGCACTGGTGCAGGTGGAGTTGGAACTTATAAAGAGATTTATCCAATTGGAACACCAATTCCAACACAGCGCACAACAGAGTATGGAAATGTTTACGATGCTCAAGGCAAACTTGTTTCTGGAACTGGATTAAAAACAGGAGTACCTGGAACCGCAACAACGCAAGGAACGCCTATAACACCTGCGGTACCTACAGTATCTGCAACACCTGCAACGACAAATCTTCCTTTTTTTGGAAGTGCTAGTACAGTAAATCTTCCTTTTTCGGGAAAGGCTGAAACATTAAACTTAAACACCAATGCACAGATTGCCGCAGAAGCCGCAAATGTTGCAGGTAGGGCTGAGCGTCAATCTGCTTATGACTTATTGTTTCAGCAATTTAATCAATATGGACTTGGTGCTTTAGTTACTCCTTTGAGAGACCTAATTACATCAGGTGCATCACCTGCAGAGTTCACAATTAAACTACGTGAAACAGATGCTTACAAGAAACGCTTTGCTGCTAATGCAGCACGCATTGCTAAGGGTCTTACTGCTATCTCAGAGGCTGAGTACATTGGCCTTGAGGACCAGTATCAGAACATTATGCGTAACTACGGACTACCAGCAAGCTACTACACACGTGGTGATATGGGTCGTCAAGAAGGTTTTGAGAAGTTCATCGGCAACGATGTATCTGCGGCAGAACTAGAAGACAGAGTTATGACAGCGCAGAACCGCGTTATGAATGCTAACCCAGAGGTCATTGCATCTTTGCGTCAGTTCTACCCAGACATTAGCAATGGTGACATCTTGGCTTACACGCTAGATCCTGACAAGGGACTTAGTGAAATCAAGCGCAAGGTAACTGCAGCTGAAATTGGTGGCGGTGCAATGCAAGCAGGACTAGGTATCACCGGCGCTCGTGCTGAGGAACTAGGCGCAGCAGGTATTACTAAGCAGCAAGCACAGCAAGGTTTCCAGACAGTTGCAGAAGTTGCACCACGTGGTGGACAACTAGCAGCAATCTATGGTGAATCACCATACACACAGCAAACAGCAGAGCAGGAAGTCTTTGGACTTGCCGGTTCAACAGAGGCTGCAAAACAACGTAAGAAACTTGTAGGACTAGAACGTGCAGCGTTTTCTGGTCAGTCAGGTACAGCGCAAGGTGCTCTCGGTAGAGAGCGTGCTGGCAACCTCTAAACAATAAGCCTGCCAACGGGACGACTGGTCCGTTGGAGAGATAACAAAACCAGAAGTAGGAGCCACGATAGATCCCCCAATCTAACGTGAGGCCTACGCAATCAAACCAATGATAGGGAGAAGGACTATGTCCAATTACGACTACGAGGATGATGACGATTTCGATACGGAATCTTCAAGTAATGACCTTGTAAAACAACTACGCAAAGCAGCTAAGCAAAAGGACAAAGAACTGGCAGAACTTCGTTCGCAGTTTGAAGGACTTAGCAAGGCTCAACGTGAAAGATCAATCAAGGATGCCCTCGAACGTCGCGGGGTAAATCAGAAGATCGCTTCATTTATCCCACAGGACATTGACCCAACTGAGGAGTCTGTGTCTAAGTGGCTTGAGGATTATGCCGATGTATTCGGTATAGACCTTGGCCAAAACCAGAGTACGAATGTAGACCCAGCAGATATTGCTGCATACAAGAAGATGACAGGAACAGCAGATGCTGCTTCTTCACCTGAACGTGGCGCAGACGTGATGTCCCGCCTAATGAATGCAAACAGCAAAGAAGAACTGGACGACATCATTCGCCAATCTGGTCTTTAACCCAACCCATAATCGAAAGGTAAAGCCAAATGGCAATTCCAGCAGGTAATTTAACTGGTACCTCCGATATCTCAGCACTCGTAAAGACAGCGTACGATCAATATGTTCGTATGGCTCTCCGTAGCATTCCAGTAATGCGTGCGATTGCAGATGTCAAGCCAGTACAGCAGGCTATGCCTGGTTCATCAGTTGTGTTCTCTATCTACTCAGATCTAGCTCAGGCTACATCTACACTGACAGAAACATCAGATGTATCAAGCATTGCTCTAGGTAACCCAAACCAGGTTACAGTAACATTGAACGAATACGGTTCAGCAGTTACAACAACAAAGAAGTTAAACCTAACTTCATTCAACGATGTAGACTCAGCACTTGCTGACATCATCGCTTACAACTCAGCAGACTCTATTGATGCTGTAGTTGCTTCAGTACTTACTTCAGGATCAAACGTGATCTACGCAGGTACTTCAGGTGCAACAACAACTAACACAATTACAGCAACAGACGTTATGTCAGTTGTTGCAATCCGTGAGGCTGTTACATCACTTCGTACTAACAAGGCTGTTCCACGCATCAACGATCTATACGCTGCATACCTACACCCACGTCAGGCTGCAGACCTACGCGCTGAGTCAGGCACTGGTGGATTCCAGGCATTGACACAGTACGTAGACCGTACACCATTCGTTGCTGGCGCAGTAGGAGTAATCGAAGGTGCATTCGTTATCGAAACACCTCGTGTTCCTTTCGCAGCTAACACACAGTCACCAGCTGTTAACGTCTACAAGGCAGTTATTGCCGGACGTGAAGCATTGGCAGAAGCACAAGGACAGGACATCTCTACCGTTATCGGACCAGAGATCGATGCTCTACGTCGTTTCCGCACAATCGGTTGGTACTATATGGGCGGCTTTGCACGTCTACGTGAAGCAGCTCTATATCGTATCGAGTCAGCTTCTTCATACTAATTCAAGTAATTGGTTGACTGCAGTGCAGGGGAAACCCTGCATTGTGGTAAGCCCATTAAGGAGAGCAATGCCATATCAATTAAGAACACCTTGGCAAAATGAAACCTGGTGCGACAGCACCTATTTCAATATGTACGCACGCCTTGCAGGGCGACCACTTCAAGGTGGTTCCTACACAGGTGCAATCCCGTCATTTATGACAGACGTTGCACGTGGTGTTACATTGCTAGTTAATGGAACTGTTGTTACTGAAAGCAGAACTCCATACCAAGATGACTTGGCTAACGCCACAACCTACTACCTTGGTGGTCACGAGTACACGCTCGATGATGCAGAGGCACAGGTTCTTATTGACGCTGGTTACAGCGAGTATCTGACACCGGTGGTCTAATGGCTAAACATAGAGAAGATCACCCAGAAGATGTAGATGGTTGCTTTGGTTGCAAGGTAATCGGACTACAGCTAGACCCAGGTGTGACCAAGAGCAATGGCGTACCAACTGCCAAGCAACACGATAAAGAGTTGAATTCTTACTACAGCGCAGTCAAGCAAGGTATCGAACCTCGTTCGACCAAGCAGCACGATATTGATGCAGCAGTAAGAATCAGCAATGAATCAGGTAAAGCATTTGATGGCGTAAGTCTAACACTTAAAAACTAGGGAGAATAAAATGAAAGATATGGAAGAAGCATACTCTAAAGAAAACGGCAAAGAGTTTGAGTACGTCAAGAGCGTTGATGAGGTAGATCCATACCCACTAGCTGACAAGCAGTTTGCATCTAACCGCAAGTATATGACATACGAATCAATCTCAACAGGTGTCGGAGGTAAGAAGTAATGCCAAAGGTAGGAAAAAAAGAATTCCCATATACCGCTAAGGGCGAGAAGATGGCCAAGATGGAAGCCAAGAAGACTGGCAAAAAGATGGTCACAAAGAAGATGGGCAAGAAGAAGTAATGAAGAAGACCAAAGAAGCTAAGGTGATGGGCGAGTTCAAAAGAGGAACTCTTCACTCTGGCAAAGGTGGTCCAGTAGTTAAGTCTCGCAAGCAGGCTGTAGCGATTGCGCTATCAGAGGCTGGCAAGGCTAAGCCTAAGATGAAAGCCAAGAAGAAGAGTGGCAAGTAAGAAAGATCCACGCCTAGAGCGTGCAGGTGTCGAAGGCTTTAACAAGCCTAAGCGCACACCGTCACACCCAACCAAGTCTCACGTTGTAGTAGCCAAAGAAGGCGACAAGGTAAAGACTATTCGCTTTGGTCAACAAGGCGTAACAGGCGATAAGAAGCCAACAGCAAGACAAGCATCCTTTAAGGCTCGTCACGCTAAGAACATTGCTAAAGGCAAGATGTCTGCAGCGTACTGGGCGAATAAGGAGAAGTGGTGAAGAAGAAGACAGCATTCTGGGATACAAAGAATCCTAAAGAAAAGTCAAAGACATTAACGCCAGCGCAGAAAGCATCAGCGAAGGCAAAGGCTAAGGCAGCAGGTAGGCCTTATCCAAATTTAATAGATAACGCAGCAGCGTCTCGTAAAAAGAAGAAGTGAGGTAGATAGGTGCCAACAGGAAATCCAGGTTCAACCCTAGTAGCAGAACTCAACAGGCTCGCCAATGGCGGCACCTATCCACCAATCAATACATATGTAGATGAGGCTTTAGCTGCAAAGAACTGGGCAGCAGCACGAGGTGTGTCAACAGGTCACACAGATACGGTAGGTATCCTCAATGACATTGCAGGTGTTGGCAACGATCCGGCGGATCATCTTGATTTTACTGGCGTATGTAACCGCATCGCTGGTACTACTCGCCTTACTGCAAACGCAGCACTCCAAAGCATTGATGAAGGTGCTTGATGAGTGCGACGTATAACTTAACGCTGTCACAGGCAACAACATTTAACTTTCAGTTTCAGATTAAGAACGACTCAACACCGTGGAATCTAACAGGTTACACAGGTACGATGACAGTTCGACCATTTGCTGGTTCTACAACTGAAACATTTGTAGCAACACTAGCTAATGGCTATATGGAGTTTGATGCACTCGTAGGACGAGTAACAGTTAACTTCCCATATGCAATCACAGATGTCGCACCTGGTCGTTATGTCTACGACCTAGTGCTTGACTCAGGTGTAGAGATTACAAGAATCTTAGAAGGACAATTTACAGTGACACCAGGGGTGACAGTATGAGCGAGACAGTAATTGTTATCGAATCCATTACCCCACAGGTATCAGTAACTTTTTCAGCAGACCAAGGACCGCAAGGCGGTCAAGGTGCCACAGGCCCAACTGGTCCTGCTGGACCAACAGGCCCACAAGGGGCCACTGGCGCAACAGGTGCGACAGGTGCAACCGGAGCAACGGGGGCAACTGGTGCAACCGGTGCCACGGGAGCGACAGGAGCAACAGGTGCGACTGGAGATACTGGGCCTACTGGCCCTACTGGTGCCACTGGCAGTACTGGGCCTACTGGTCCTACTGGCAGCACTGGAGCAACGGGTAATACTGGAGCAACGGGCGCAACGGGAGACACAGGACCAACTGGACCGACAGGTGCAACTGGACCGCAAGGACCCACTGGAGCCACAGGAAGCACAGGAGCTACGGGCGATACAGGAGCAACAGGTCCTACAGGACCTACAGGTGCTACTGGATCTACCGGTGCCACAGGTGCCACTGGAGAGACAGGGCCAACAGGACCACAAGGTGTAACAGGACCGACAGGACCGACTGGGGCCACAGGACCTACAGGTAATACTGGACCTACAGGTGATACGGGCGCTACAGGCCCTACAGGCCCTACAGGGCCTACTGGAGCAGACAGCACAGTGCCAGGACCTACAGGTCCAACCGGTGCAACTGGTGCTACTGGAGCCACAGGAAATACTGGAGCAACAGGACCTGCTGGTCCTACTGGAGATACAGGTGCTACAGGTCCGACAGGACCAACAGGTGCCACTGGTGCCACAGGTGCTACCGGTGCTACTGGTGCAACAGGTGCAAGTGCTACGGCATTGCCAGACATCTTAATGCTAGGCGGAATGTAGACTTCTCTAATGAGAGTCAATGAATATTTTGACAAGGTCGTGGTGATTAACCTAGACCGCAGAACAGATCGTATGGAGCAACTGGTTCCCCAGTTGGAGAAACTAGGAATCCAATACGAACGGCACTCAGCTGTAGATGGCAAGGAGTTGGGTATCAACCCAATCTTTGCAGGAACTATGAGTCACGTAGAGGTACTCAAGAACAACCGAGATAGCAGGATTCTAGTTCTTGAAGATGATGCACAGTTTGTAGATAACTTCAATGAGAAGTTTGAAGAGGTAATGCAGACGTTACCTAATGACTATGACATCTTTTACCTAGGCGCATTACTGCCAAAGAGTACAGGCAAGGTAACACCTGTTAACCAGCATTGGGCTAGACAGGTAATGACTACAGGCTCACAAGCCTATTGCATTAACCAAGCCAGAGTAAATTACTTTATCGAAAACCTAGACGGTTACGAATGGTACATCGATATTGGTCTGCGAGTTTTTGCTGAAAAGTACAACGCTTACATAGCACAGCCTAACTTAGTTACACAGTTCCCCTCATACTCAGACCTGAGACTTAAAGAGGTGAATGACTTTTGAAAATAGCAATCTATACGATTTCAAAGAATGAGGAAAAGCACGTTGAACGCTGGTACAACTCCACCAAGGAAGCTGATTACCACGTCATCGCAGACACAGGATCAACAGACAGAACCGTTGAGATTGCTAGAGGTCTTGGCATCACGGTTGTCCCGATCCATATTTTCCCATTTAGATTTGATGACGCGAGGAACGCATCGCTTGCCGTAGTTCCTAAAGATGCTGATTACTGTATCGCACTAGATATGGATGAGGTGCTTACACCTGGTTGGCGCAAGCCAGTTGAGGAAGCGTTTGCTAGAGGAATAGATCGTCTGCACTACAGACGTATCGAAGCCTTTAATCCAGATGGATCAGTTGCCTCAGAGTTCAATGGCTTTAAGGTGCATAGGCGAGAAGGAATACGCTGGCACTATCCGATTCACGAAGTACCGCAGTGGTACCACGAGCGTGAAGAAGTCAAAGAGTTTGTTACAGGCTTTGAAACTCACCACTTGCAGGATAAAGAAAAGTCCCGTGGTCAGTACCTGCCAATGCTAGAGATGGCAGTTAAAGAAAACCCTGATGCTAGAAACTTGTACTACTTAGGTAGAGAACAGTCTTACCACCAGCAGTATGACAAGTCAGCTGAATCGCTGAAGAAGTATTTAGAGTTAAGTATCTTTCCAGAAGAAAGATCTGCAGCCTGTCGCATCTTGGCTAAGGCTGAACCAGATGAAGCTGAAGAGTGGTTACTCAAAGGCACAGAAGAGTTTGCAAGCAGGGAGTCAATCCTTGCGTTAGCAAACTATTACTACACCAAGGCTATGTGGGATGAATGCCTGCTAGTTGCTGAGAAAGCACTGTTGTTTACTGAGAAGCCTTCACAGTTTCTAGCAGAGTCTTGGGCGTGGGGACATATGGGTTATGACCTAGCAGCGATTAGTTGCTGGCAATTAGGCCGATGGAAGATGGCATACAAGTACGGTAAAGAAGCACTAAAGATAAGTCCAAATGATGAGCGACTGGCAAAGAACCTTGCGTTCTATAAGGAGAAAATGAATGGCAACTCTAAATGATCTGATAGGTGAAGTTAGATCTTCACTTGCAGGTTTCACCCTGCGTCAAGATCGTATTTCGTATCTGACCAGTGCTTTGACTACAACAAGCACATCTATTCCTATCGGCTCATCTAACAACTTGGCTAAGGGCATCATCGAAATCGATGACGAGCTTATCTGGGTTGATAACTTTACCAAAGAGAACAACACAATGAATGCCGCTCCAGGCTTTGGACGTGGCTACCAAGGTACATCTCCTGCACCACACGCTGTTAACTCTCAGGTTATTCTAACCCCGTCATACCCACGCACCAACATCAAGCAGGCTATCAACGACACAATCAACTCTGTCTATCCTAAGTTGTGGGCTGTCTACTCATACACGTTTACTTTTAACGCAAGCCAAGTTACATATGCTTTGCCAGATGATGTACAGAATGTTCTGTATATGTCTTGGCAGACAACAGGTTCTAGCCGTGAGTGGCTACCAATCAAGAAGTGGCGTGCAGACCTTATGGCTAACGTTGCTACATTTAACACACAAAAGACTATTAACATCTACGAGAACGTACAGCCTGGTAGAACTATTCAGGTTTGGTATGCAGCAACACCGCAGACAATGACATCTGGAACAGATGACTTCAGCGCAGTAACAGGATTACCTGAGTCTTGCCGAGATGTAGTTGTCTATGGAGCCGCCTATCGTCTGCTCTCATTTGTGGATCCTGGTCGTATCAACTTGACTAGCGCTGAATCTGACCTTGCCGATAGCAAGGTTCCAGGGGCAGCTGGTTCTACAAACTCCAGATACATCTATGCGCTGTATCAACAGCGCTTGCAGGATGAGTCACTCAAGCTATCTGACAAGTTCCCAATTCGCGTTCACTTCACCCGTTAAAGAAAAGGCAGCATAAACAATGACCAGAAAATATAGTACGACTTCGGTTGCCACAACCCTTGCGGCTAGCATCAATACAACGGCTACGTCTATGACTGTAGCTGCTGGCACTGGTTCTGCCTTGATGGGTGGAGTTAGCCTTGCAGCAGGCAACGTTGACTCGTTTGCTGTAGCCCTAGATGTAGATACACAAAACGAAGAAATTGTTTGGATTACGCAGGTAGCAACAGACACCTTCACAATCTCACGTGGTCAGGCAGGAACAGGAACGGCTGGTGTGTCAGGTATCGCTCACACTGCAGGTGCAACTGTTAAGCACGTACTTACCGGTGATGATGCAACATTCTTTACAGCAGGAGTAGCAACTGCAGATGCAGCAATTCCAAAGGCGCTGGTTACAGCAAAGGGTGACATCGTTGGTGCAACAGCATCAGGTGTGCCAGATAACCTTGCGGTTGGAACTAACGGGCAGGTGCTGACTGCAGATTCAACTACAGCAATGGGACTTAAGTGGTCCACACCTGCAGATGTCAACATAGTATTTAACGCTCAAACTGGAACTACCTACACGCTGGTAGCAGGTGATCTTAACAAGTTAGTCACACTCAGCAACGCAAGCACAATAACTTTGACTGTACCTAATGGAGTCTTTACTACAGGTCAGCAGATTAACATTCAGCAACTAGGCGCAGGAACAGTGCAGATTAGAAACGATGGAACTACTGTTCTTACCTCAACTGGTGCTACATCTACTGCACCAAACCTACGCGCTCAGTTCAGTGCAGCAACCATTATCTGTACATCAAGCAACAACTTCACAGTGATCGGGGATCTAGCCTAATGCCAACATATAAAGTATTAGCCCAATCTGCACCTAGTGCTGCTACAGCTACAACGCTGTACACAGCAACTAATGCAACGATTGTGTCTACTCTTAACGTAGCCAACATCGGAGGCGCAGCCGATCTAATTCGAGTTGCGGTCCGACCAGCAGGTGCATCACTTGCTAACCAGCACTACATCGTCTATGGCGTACAGGTTCCATCAGGTGGAGTTTTCTCCATTCAAGGTGGTATCACTCTGGCTAACACGGATGTAATTACTGTGTACTCAACAACTGGTACTTCATCATTTAGCGCATTTGGAAGTGAGGGTAACTAATGGCTATTAACATTGTAGGTGGTACAGTCCAAGCATCTGCTGCTTTGGTTATTGATGCCAAGACTGGCACGACATATACCTTTGTCCTGGCTGATGCTAATAATGAGCTGATTACAGCTAGCAACGCATCTGCTCAGACTTACTCAATTCCAACTAACGCATCTGTTGCATTTCCGATTGGTTGCCAAATTAACATCATCCAGATCGGTGCAGGTCAGGTAACAATCAATGCAGTAACTAGCGGTACAACAACTGTTCTATCTAATGGTGGTACACCTGCTGCTCCAAAACTGCGAGCACAGTACTCGGCTGCAACCTTAGTTAAGGTAGCAACAGATACTTGGTATGTGATTGGAGACATTAGTTAATGGCACCTATCCTCGGTATCTACGCCTCACAAATTTCAGGCCATCTGTTTGCACCTAGCGGTGCCTATGACTCTATTGCTACTACTACGGTTGGTAGCGGTGGCTCTGGAACAATTACATTTAGTTCTATTCCTAGTACTTATACGCATTTACAAATTAGATTAATTGGTAGAACTAATCGTTCAACTGCTGGAATTGACTCACTTAATATGAGATTTAATTCTGATACTGGAACTAACTATGTAACCAACCATTACATTCAAGGCAACGGTAGTGCTGTGTATGCAGGTGCCAATACATCAGGAACCTTGATGACAATTTACCGACTAACTGCAGATGGAGCGCCAACATTGGCTAGTTCTTTTGGAACTTCTGTCATAGATATATTAGATTATGCCAATACAAATAAATATAAAACACTTCGTGCTTTAAGTGGTCAAGATATGAACACTGTAAGTGGTGAGGTATTTTTTGTAAGTGCTGCCTGGATGTCTACAAGTGCTGTTACTTCAATTACTATTACTCCAACTACTGGAACTTTATTTAACGAGTATAGTCAATTTGCGCTTTACGGAATCAAGGGAGGAAACTAATGCCAGCAGGAAATACATACGTTGCATTAGCAACACAGACTTTGGGTAGCGATACCGCAAGTATTTCATTTTCTAGTATTAGTGGCACATATACAGATTTAGTTATTATTGCTCAATTTGGACAGACTACTGGTGGTAATGCAGTAGGTATGCAATTTAATTCTGATACTGGTAACAATTATTCAATCACTTCTTTATATGGAACTGGGAGTAGTGCTGCATCTGACCGATTAGCAAATACTAGCCACATTTGGGGCGCATACAATGTCGCTCCAAGTTCTGTAGTTTCAGGTGTTTTGAGATGGAATATTCAGAATTATTCAAATACTACAACTAACAAAACTGCTTTATGTAGATACGATAACAATGATGCAACTTACGCTGGAACAAGTGCGGTTGTAGGTTTATGGCGTAGCACCGCTGCAATTACGACTATAACAATAAAACCATCGGCAGGTAGTTTGAAATCTGGCTCAACCTTCTCACTCTACGGAATTAAATCTTCTGCGTGATAGGATAAGCTATGCCATATAAAAACTATTACCCTTGCAGTATTGATGGATGTGAACTACAAGTTAAAGCTAAAGGTTGGTGCAGTAAGCATTGGGCTAGATGGAAAAGAAACGGTGATCCATTAACCTATAATCCGTCACGAGGTGGTGGTTATTTTAAGGCAGTAAATCCTGACTGCACTATTGAAGATTGTACCAAAAGAGTTGTTGCTAAAGGTTTTTGTAAGATGCACTATAGGCGCAACTCTTTATATGGAGATCCAAATATAATTAAAAATACTGGTTCTGTTACTGGTCAAGGTGGTTATGTCCAGATAAGAACAGTAACTGGTAATGGGAAAAAAGGTGCTTACGAATATGAGCATCGTTTAGTAATGGAAGAACACATTAGCAGAAAACTAGAAGCTAATGAATCAGTACACCATAAGAACGGTAATCGTTCTGATAACCGCATAGAAAACCTAGAGCTTTGGTCAAAGGCCCAACCAGCAGGTCAGAGAGTAGAGGATAAAGTGAAATACGCAATAGAGATGTTAGAGCTATACGCTCCTGAGTTACTTGCAAAGGTGGTAGACAATGCCTAGCTATGTCCTCTTAGAAAAAATCACCGTCGGCGCAGCGGGGGCATCTTCTGTAACTTTTTCAGGTATCCCACAAACTGGCTATACTGATTTGGTTGTGAAGATGAGCGCAAGAACAACTCGTGGCTATCTTGAAGATAGTGCTCTTATGCGATTTAACGGCGACAGTGGAAGTAATTATGCAAGAAAGAACCTTTACGGAGACGGAGCAACTGCTGGTTCCTACGGTGGCACATACACAAACATTGATTTTTTTATTAACGGTGGTACTGCTACAGCAAGTACATTTGGCAACGCTGAAATTTATATTTCAAATTACACAAGCGCAAATTACAAATCCGTATCAGTTGATGGAGTAACTGAAAATAACGCAACGACGGCATTAGCGCTGTTAGGGGCGGGTGTTTGGAATAGCACTGCTGCAATTACATCAATTTCAATAACACCAAATTCAAATCCATTTGTTCAATACTCAACCTTCTACCTCTACGGCGTAGCAAAGTTAGGTACAACCCCAGCAATCGTGCCATACGCAACAGGTGGCGATACCATTATGACTGACGGTACTTACTGGTACCACGCATTTAGATCATCAGGAACATTTACCCCTGCAAAGGGATTATCTTGTGACTATCTAGTTGTTGCGGGTGGCGGCGGTTCATCAGGTTATTACGGCGGTGGCGGAGGTGCTGGCGGTTTACGATCAGCAACTTCTCAATCACTTGCAAGTGGTACTGGATATACAGTAACCGTTGGAGCAGGTGGTGCTGGAAGTGGAAGTACAGTTGCAGGTGCAGGTTCCAATAGTTCATTTAACTCATTATCTGCATCAGGTGGTGGACAAGGAAATACTTGGCCAAATAATAGTGGTGCGGGTTATTCTGGCGGTTCTGGTGGTGGTGGCTCATTAGCATTTGCAGCAGGTGGTGCTGGTAACTCAGGCTCTTATTCACCAGTTGAAGGTTATGCTGGTGGTGCTGGTGGAAAAACTGGTGGCAATGAATCTACTGGTGGTGGTGGTGGTGCAACAGCAGTTGGTGCTGCCGCAGGAAATGGAACCACAGGCGGTAACGGTGGAGCAGGTTCTTCTGCATTTTCATCTTGGGGAAGTGTTACTGGTACTGGTCAAAATGTAAGTGGCACATATTGGTTTGCAGGTGGTGGTGGTGGTGGTACTAGAAATACATCTAGTTCTGTTGGTACTGGTGGTAATGGCGGCGGTGGCGCTGGTGGTTTACAAGCAGCAGGAGTAAGCGGAACTGCAAATACTGGTGGTGGCGGTGGCGGTGGTACATACGAACCCAATACAGGTGTTCCTGCTGGCGGTTCAGGCGGTTCAGGTATTGTCATTGTTCGGTACGCGGTTTAAGGAGAAATGATGTCACATTGGGCGCAAATAGACGAGAACAATATCGTCACACAGGTTCTAGTAGGACCTAACTATGGAGATGAAGGCGAAGCCTTCTTTAACGCACTTGGCGGTACTTGGGTCAAGACAAGTTACAACGGCAACATTCGCAAGAACTATGCTGGCATTGGATACGCATACGACCCAGGGTTTGATGCGTTCATTCCGCCTAAGTGCCACGATGAAGCAGTACTAGATGAGGCAACCTGCCTTTGGATTTGCAATAACGAAGACCATACAATCAAGGAGATAAACTAATGTCAGAGACACTAACAAAGATCGTCGTTAACTGTGAGACTGGCGTAGTAGCCGAGATCCCATTGACAGGCGAGGAACTAGCACAGCGCGAAGCAGATGCTCAGGCTGCAGCAGCAAAGGCACACGAAGAGGAAGTTGCCGCTCAGGCTGCAGCAGAGGCTAAGGCTGCACTACTAGCCAAACTAGGAATTACAGAAGACGAAGCCAAGCTCCTACTAGCGTAAGGATACTTTAATGCCTTATGGCGATGACATCACCGAAGGACTGCCCTTTGTCTTATCCAACCCAGCTGGTAGCACAGCCTACACAGCAACAGGTTACGCATACGATATAGCAATAGCAGGTCTGCCGTTCTTTATTAGTCCACTGGACGATTCACCATATCGTCGCGTAACAGCGCAGTATCGTAAGCAACAGATTGACCAGAGCCGTGAGCCTGGTGAGCAGACGCTTACCGGTTGGTGGCTACGTAGCCAGTCATCATTTCACTTTGGACAAGGCATCAAGTTCTTTGAACCAATCCAGGATGAGTCGCTTCGCTTTCAGTACACCAACTCAAAGGGTGTAGATGTCTGGACTAGAGGTCAAGCTACCTTGCTCAAGTCTGTAGACAGCCAACACACAGTAACTGGTGGCATTCAAGCCAATGGTCGTCCGTGGCAGTATGCCCGTTCTATCCAATGGGATAAGAGCAGCATTACCTACAACGGTATCTTGCTATCTGATGAGTATGACGTAGACAAGGTGTTCCCTGCGATCACTGTATCTATCACCAACAAGGCACTAACCTCTAACGTTGCAACACTGACAACAAGTGCAGTACACGGCTTGTGTATTGGTATGCAGATTGTTATTTCAGGTGTGGATGCAACCTTTAATGGTGAGTACCGCATTACATCTGTACCTACCACTACAACCTTTACCTATGCCAAGACAGCTAGCAACGTAACATCTACACCTGTTAGCCCAGCAGGTACAGGTGTGGCTGAGGTTATCCACTTCATAGATTACATCTCAGGTACAGACTATCCAGTACACGCAATCTGTGATGACGGTGTCTATGCCTTCTGGGTAACTAACGTACTAGCAAGCGGTACCCCACGCCTGAGAGTGTACAAGAAGCTGCTATCTGATGATGCTTCTGTATCACCTACGCTGATGTTTAGCGATAACGGTATTACCGTAACCAACGCTGTTATGGAGTACACCAAAGAGCGTATCGTGATGTGTGTTAATGACAAAATCTATGAGTTTGCAACTACTGCAACTGCTATGCCAACAGCGGTCTATTCACACAATGACCCAGACCACATCTTTACTAGCATCACATCTAGCGGTGCTGCTATCTATGTAGCAGGTTATGCAGGTATCCAGTCAAACATCTACAAGTTTACACTTGATACATCAGGTGCAATGCCTACGCTCAGTCAGGCAATTACAGCAGCTGAACTGCCAGTAGGTGAGACAACATTTAAGATCTCCTACTACCTAGGCTATATGTGCATCGGTACCAACCAAGGTGTACGTATCGCTCAGGTATCAGATACTGATGGCTCTATTGCCTACGGTCCACTGATCTTTGAAACAGAGCAACCAGTCTATGACTTTGCATTTAGAGATAAGTTCATCTGGTGTGCAACAGGTGTTGACGGACAAGCAGGTGTCACTCGTATCAACCTAGGCCAAGAGATCGGCCAGTTAATCTTTGCCTACGCTTGGGACTTGTATGACCCAGCAGATACGCTAGGCCACCACACAACAGCATCTGCCTTTATGGGAGATACCAACCGCCTAGCATTTTGTAATGCAGGCAACGGCGCAGATGGAACTATCTACGTAGAATCTGCAACAGACTTAATTGCAGAAGGTTACTTGCGTACAGGCTTTGTACGCTACAACACCCTTGAGGGCAAGATCTTCAAGCTGATTAACGCACGTATCAACACAGCACACGGTGGCTTTGATATGCAGTCTGTTACAGCAGAAGGTGGAACCTACGACATCGGTACCTTTGCACAAGGTCAGACCGTGCCAGAGGTCAACGTTAACTACCCAGTAGGTGCTCAAGAGTACCTCGGCTTTATCTTTACTATGCACCGTGATACAAACGATGCAACACAAGGACCGCTGTTTACTGGATACCAGATCAAAGCATTACCTGCTATCCCACGTCAGCGCCTTATCCAATATCCAGTGATGTGCTATGACCACGAGATGGATAAGTTTAACAATGAGGTTGGCTACGAAGGCTCAGCATTTGCCCGTATGTCACAGCTTGAAGCAGTAGAAAATGTTGGTGACACAATCCGTATCGAAGACTTCAGAACAGGTGAGAACTACATCGGCCTGATTGAAGAGATGGATTTCATCAACCGTACCCCAACCGATAAGCGATTCTCCGGCTATGGCGGATTGCTCTTAGTAACCATCCGGAGCGTTTAATGCAGGCACAAGATTACGCAACAGTAGCCGTTGCAGTAATGACAATTATTGGTGGATTTACAGCAGCTATTCGCTGGCTAGTAAAGCACTACCTGAATGAACTTAAGCCTAATGGTGGTTCAAGCCTGAAGGATTCAGTCAAGAGATTAGAAGAACGCATAGATGACCTGTACCGATTGGTTGCAGAGAAATGAGTAATGATGAAACCTGTTGCCAAGAAAGCCACTCCTGCCGCTATTGCTGTACTGCGCCAGGCCACAGCGATAGCTCCATCTCGTATGAAAGCATCCGATGGACTCCTGCCATCCAAAGCGCATATCCGTCAGAATCCCAACTCTGACCACAACACAGGCTTTGCTGTTGATTTAACGCACGACAAAGCCAATGGGATTGATTGCTACTTAATCTTCCAGAAGTTACAAAAGGATCCACGAGTAAAGTATTTAATATTTAACTACAGAATCTGGACACCAGAAAAGGGTGTTGATGTTTACACAGGTTCTAACCCGCATACAAAGCACATCCATATATCAATCAACGACAAGTGTGGCAACGATACTTCCCCGTGGTTTGCCTGGCTAGACAAACCAAAGTATACAACTGCTGACCAAGCCAGGTTAGCAGCCAATAAACTAAAGCCACTCCCTAAGAAGAAAGTGAAATGATGAAACTAAAACTAACTAAGAAGCACAAGTCAATCGCTAAGTCATACCTACGTGCTATTGCAGGTGCTGCAGTTGCTATGGGTATTGCACTACTAACAGACCTAGCGCCACAATACGCAGTCTTACTAGGCGCTGTCGCTGCCCCTGCCATCAAGTGGGCAGACAAGACAGAAGCAGAGTTTGGAAGAGTACTAGACAAGGAAGTTTAATCCTTCTATAGTATTACTGCGAGGCACTACACAGCCCCTGCTCCCTTAACTGGGAGTGGGGGCTTCTTTTTTTATGCCGTTTTATTCTTTGTCTACAGGGCAGGGAACTGTAACGATATTGCCACAGTTAACACAGGTAGCATCAAGGAAGTACCAGACCAGCTCGTAGTCATCAAAGCTGCACATAACGTTGAAGACTTGGGACCCACACGGACAGACGTGGATAGGGCCAAAGGCCCTTAAATCGCTGCCAAAAGGCTCAGGAAGGCTATCGTGGCGGTGACGTAAGGATTGCAGGGTGAGTAGACGGAGCAGGCGGTAGACTGTACCGTTGCTACCGCGACCCTCTAAGGGTCGCCGTTGCTGTTTAATTCGCCTCACGGCTCATATTGTAGCGACAGCCAATAGTGTCGCAGGTGCGACACACCGTAGTAATGATAGGATGCAGCTATGACAACTATCGCAGGTATCCAAGGTATTGATTACGCTGTGCTAGTTGCAGACTCGCAGATCACAGAAGACAATCTCGTGACTCTTGCCATAACTACGCCCAAGATCGTAGAGGTAGGTAAGTTCCTCGTGGGTATCTCAGGTGATACCAGACCAGGTGACATCCTTTCCTACAACTGGAAGCCACCGACCTATAGAGGTGACGACCCAGTCCAGTTTATGGGAAAAAAAGTAATCCCCAGTATTAACACAGCTTTTAACGACAACAACTACGACTACAACAAGGTGGATAAAGATGACGGTTTTGATTATCTCATTGCTTTTAACGGTAATATCTTTCGGGTTGCTTGCGATCTCTCTTTTTTCCAAAGCGATGTCGGAACGTACGGCATTGGTAGTGGAGGTCAGTTTGCTCTTGGCTATCTTGCTTCAATCATTAAGCCTGATATGGAGTTAGCCTACGCAAAGAGACACGCCCGTAAAGCTGTTGAGATTGCTTCGGTACTTGACGCTAACACTGGTAAGCCTTTACAGTTAGTAGTACAAGAAAGACTCTAGGAGGAGTTATGGAACTGAAGACAATACCAATGACAGATGAATACGCTGCTCATTACTTTTATCAAATGGGTTGGATGGCTTGTCGTCTAGCATACAAACTAGAGGAAGAGAAAACCAATGTCAGTAACTGACCCGAAAGAACTGCTACTGACTGCTCTTAAGGCAGGTGATGCTAAGCGTTCACGATCTACTCAGGTACAGATCGGACCATCAGAGGTAGGTGGCTGTCGTCGTAAGGTGTGGTACAGACTTAACGACCAACCAGAAACTAATGACAACGAATTAAAGTTAGCTGCGATTATGGGTACTGCTATCCACGCAGAAATTGAGAAGGCGCTAGCAGATAACAAAGATGTTTTGATTGAAACAGAAGTTGAATACAACGGTATGAAAGCACACGTTGACTGCTTTGTACCTGGTACTGGTGATGTGATTGACTGGAAGACAAGCAAGGTCCGGAACCTTTCTTACTTCCCATCATTGCAACAACGGTGGCAGGTACAGCTTTATGGCTACCTCCTAGCAAATAACGGCTATGCGGTCAACCGAGTGTCACTGGTAGCAATTGCCAGGGACGGGGACGAACGCGATGTCAAGGTTCACACCGAAGACTACGATGAGTCCATTGCACTAGAAGCACTCGGTTGGCTAGCGGCTGTTAAGGAAAGTAAAGAGGCACCAGCACCTGAGAAGGATGCAAGTTACTGTCAGCATTACTGCAAGTTCTATGACGCAAGTGGGCAGATGGGATGCGTTGGTCTAAAAAAAGAACTTACGTTAGTCAGTGATATAATCATTGATGACGTTGATGTTGACAAGAATGCACTGCTGTACTTACAGTTAGCAGCACAGATTAAAGATCTTGAGAAACAACAAGACTCACTCAAGGCCAGCTTTGAAGGACTGCTCGGTGTTACACCTAGCGGTATCGAAGTAAGTTGGACAACTGTTAAGGGACGAGAGTCAGTTGACAGTAGCGAGGTAGAAAAACTACTTGGGTTTGTACCCAAGAAGGTGGGCGCTGAAAGCCAGCGACTATCAATTAAGCAAAGTGGAGGCAAGTAATATGGCTACAGAAGGTACAAAGTTCCAGATCAATTACAAGTTAAATGATGGAACACTTATCAATCTTTATGCAGGATCAGTAACAGAGCTAGAGTCAGGTCTTGCAGACCTTGCTATGAATGCAATGAACATCCGTGCAACAGGACTTGAACTATCAGGTGGAGCAGCACCAGTTGCAGCACCAACAGTTGCATCAGTTGCTCAGGCATTTGGTGGTACACCAGTAGCAGCACCAGCTGCACCAGCAGGCGGTGGCAATACTTGCCGTCACGGTGTGATGGCACTGCGTGAAGGAACGTCAGCGCGAGGACCTTGGAAGGGCTATATGTGTGCTGCACCAAAGGGTGCAACAGACAAGTGCGACACTATCTGGGTTCGATAAATGCTACGGCGACCAGAAGAATTTGAGTCGCCAAGTTGTGCAACAGTAGGTGGAGACTTCTGGTTCCCTGAGAAGGATGCCAGTAAGTATGAGAATCAGTTTGCTAAAGCAATTTGTGCTTCTTGCATCCACAAAATAGATTGTGGTGAGTGGGGTATCCACAAAGAAAACTTCGGTATCTGGGGCGGTCTAACTGATATGGACCGCAGACTTATCCGTCGTCAAAGAGGTATCAGAGTTAACGAGGAGGAAGACGTTGCTTAATCTATCCCGTGCGTGGGGCGGTGTGCTTACCAAAGCAACACCACTGCCTGACGTATGGGTTGGCTTGGCAGCCAAACAGATTAAGTTCAGGCGTGGGCAGGTATGTATGGTTGCTGCCGCTCCTAATGCTGGTAAGTCAATGTTCGCATTGATCTATGCAATCAAAGCAAAGGTGCCTACACTGTTCTTCTCAGCTGATACTGACACTACTACTGTGATGATGCGAGCAGCTTCGCATACATCAGGCCACTCACAGATAACTGTTGAGGCTAACTTGGCTAGTGATAGCCACTACTACGACCATCACTTCCAGAAGATTGACCACATCAAGTGGGTCTTTGATTCGTCACCAACAATAGATGATCTTGAACTGGAGATCAGGGCTTACGTAGAACTCTACGGCGAGGCACCTGAACTCATCATCATAGATAACCTAATGAACGTGGCAGCAGAGACAGACAATGAATGGTCAGGACTGCGTGCAATTATGATGGAGTTGCACGATATGGCACGCAAGACTGAAGCCTGTGTAATGGTATTGCACCACGTCTCTGAGCAATCAGAGTACGGGTCAACGACCAAGCCACCTGCACGTAGGTCTATTCACGGAAAGGTCAGTCAGTTACCTGCACTGATACTTACACTGGGCTACGATCCCAACCAAGCAACACTATCTGTTGCAGCTGTTAAGAATCGTTTTGGTCCACACACAGCAGATGCCTCCGATTATGCACAACTGCTAGTAAACTATGCAGCGTGTCAGATCGGTGACCAAGATGAATATGGCTGGATGTATCGCAAGGATGCAATGGCTGGATACCAGGGAGGGTACAACGTTGGCTAATACAGAGATGCAGTATGTAAAGAACCGCATTCAGAAACTGGAGAAGGACTTTGCAGCCTTTGCATCGCTACTTATCCAAGCAGGTATCGTTGAGGTCAAAGAAGAAGATGGCGTGCAAGTCTATGCAGTCAACAAGGTTGCACTAGATGGCAAATAAGAACGGACGCAAGGGTTCTCAGTTTGAGACAGATGTTATGAAATGGCTACGCGGTGCGGGAGTTATGGCAGAACGTTTGACAAAAGCTGGGGCAAAGGATGAGGGAGATATGGTTGTTATCATATCTGGAGAAACCTACATCCTTGAATTAAAGAACAGAAAGCAATTAAACTTTCCAGAGTTCTGGAGAGAAGCGCAAGTTGAGGCGCTTAACTACGCAAAGGCTAGAGGTCTTGGGGAAGTGCCTCTTTCCTACGTTGTAGTTAAGCGTCGCAACGCTAGCATCGAAGATGCTTGGGTAATACAAAACTTAAATCAATGGTTAAAGGAGAAAAAATAATGCCAGTACCAGGTGGAGAAATTACAACAACAGAGATCTGGCAAGCGCCAGTTGAGCAGGAACTACCAGAGGTAGTTGAAGAAGTAGTTGAAGAGGTGGAAGATGAAGATGTCAAAGTGGCGGAGTAAAGTCACTGGGCAAGAGATTGATGTAAGAGATGGATGGAACGATGCAGGCGAGTACGTTGTTACTCTATCTTTTACTGGGTTTGAAAACACTTCATCTTGGATCAGACTTTCCTATTCAGATTTCATTGAAGCATTTGAGAAGGTAGAACAGAAGCCTGTACAAGAAGGCATCTATGATGGATGGGATACAGAATGATTTGTCAGAACTGTCTTAAGGGTGGAGCAGAGAACAGAGCTAGTCACTTCAAGCGTGCCTCCCATTGGCACGGTAAGTGCGACTTCAAGGGGTGCGTATGTCAACACAAGACTGGTCCAGGACACACAAGGGTAACCGAGTCCAAGCTAACAGCATCCCAATAGAACCAATCGTAAGTTTCTTCGGCGGTGAAACAAGAGGTGGCACCGGTGAGATAAGAGTCAAGTGCTTGATGCACAATGACTCACATAGATCTGCCTCAATGAACGTAGATACCAACCTTTACTACTGTCAAACCTGTGGTAAGGGTGGCAATGCAGTCAACATAGTCTGCATCCTAGAGAACTTGGAGTTTATAGATGGCCTCAAACGTGCAGTCGAAATTGCTGCTGGAAGCGGCGCAGCGATACGCACAGGCAATAAGTCCAGAGGTGCTAGACGTGCTAGCCGCACGTGGGATATCTGAATTAGTTGCAGCTAAGTTTCAACTAGGTACAGTTACCGAGCCACACAATGGACACGAGATGCACGAGGGTTGGCTGTCTATTCCATACATCACTGCCAGTGGTAGTTGCGTGGGCTTTAAGTTCAGGCGCATAGATGATGGCAAGCCTAAGTACGGCTCACCTACAGGGCAGAAGGCACACCTGTATAACGTATGCGACATCACCATTGACTCACCACACATCGTTGTGTGCGAGGGTGAACTAGATGCTGTCATTACTAGCGGTGTGCTTGGCATCCCAGCTGTCGGTGTGCCAGGTGTAGCTGCTTGGAAGCCACACTTTCCAAAACTATTTAATGGTTACGAAACTATCTATGTTGTCGGAGACAACGACATCAAAGAGGATGGGTCCAACCCTGGTGCTGAGTTTGCTAAGCGCGTGGCTAATGAGGTAATGAACTCAGTTATTGTTACACTACCACCAGGTATGGACATCAATGACTACTACCTAGCACACGGGGCAGATGCCACACGTGCTTTGCTAGTAGGTGAGCAGATTGGATAAGGCTGAATGGTCACAGATGGTACAGATTTTGCAGCATATGGGCTTTCAGATCCTAGAGATCAATATGGAAACCGAGACTTTGTTAGTGCGTCCGACCCCGGCAAGGTAGACGAGGCCTTCATTGCAGATGTCTGGCGTATTATGGATCAGGCTGGTAACTTACTGGTGCGTAAGCATCACGACTACGGCCCAAAGAACATTGCTCACTCACCAGGTGGACCACTTAATGGTTTGCGTGTACGTATGTGGGACAAGATAGCTCGCATCAATAACTTACTTGATAGCGGTGTACAACCCAGCAACGAGTCATTGCGTGATTCCTTCTTAGACTTATTGAACTACTCAGCTATCGCAATGATGGTGCTAGATGGTGTGTGGCCAGAAGTAAATGACTGAACTACATCCAGTCGTCTACGACTTAGCACCTTCGGTAGCAGGAACTATCTACCGCAGGTATAAGAACTACGTCGAACGTGATGACATCAAGCAAGAGTGTATGGCTTGGGCTATGACACGCAACGCTTACATCACTGAGCAGTTGAATGAACCTAACGAAGAGCGTCGCAAGCACAACGAGCAGCGCATTGCATACCAGATGAGGCGTGTAGCAGAACGTTATGCACGCAAAGAGAAGGCATCTAAGTCTGGCTATCAGACTACAGATGAGGCTTACTACGAGTCAGCTGGTATCGGACAGTTACTACCCTTTGTTATTGCATCAGTCATAGATGGCACAGTATTAGAACAGGTACAACAAATGGTGCAGGATGGACAACCTAAAGGTAAGTCCAGTCCAGCAGAAGGTGGCAACCTACTTGCTACTCTCATTGACATCAAGCGTGGGTACTTATCGCTAGATGCAGATGAGCAGAAGTTACTACGCCTGCGCCACCACGAGAGCGCTACCCTGCAACAGATTGCAGCGGTGATGGAGTGTGCAGTATCAACAGCAGATCGCAGATGCAACAACGCTATGCGTAAGTTGATTGAACAGCTCGGAGGGCAGAGTCCGTGGCAATGAAAGAACAAGACCTGTTCGACTACTTAAAGTCTAGTTTGTATCCAGATTTAGAGAAGGCACCTGGCATCTATGATGCCTTTGACTGCATCAGTACTGTTGCAGGTCATTACATAGAGTTGAAGTGTCGTTACACTCACTACGATACCTTGCTGATTGAAGAGATGAAGTATCGCAAGCTGATAACGCAGGCTGCTGAGCGAGATCTCATCCCGTTCTACATCAACTCGACACCGAAAGGTGTCTTTTCTTTTGACCTGATGGATGTACCTGAACCTGAGTGGCTAACGCATAGGATGCCAGCGACTACTGAGTTCTCACGCAACAATAAGATTGATAAATTAGTAGGCTACTTACCGATTGATGAGGCGGTGCAGTTGTGAACGTAGACAAACTAATTGAAAACATTAACGAGGAAGACAAAGAGCTTAACGAGTTAATTCAGTTGATGTATGAAGCAAAACAATTACAAAGTCTTTGGGCTTATAGAACTGCTATGTTTTGTATGATGTATGGCTATGAGTCTCACGAGGTAGAGAAGTTAATCAAAGAGAAAGCACCAAGCGTCGTTGGCGCTAAGCTAGTGCGAAAGGAACGTAGAGATGATCTATGACTACAAGTGTCCACAGTGTGCAGCAGTACTGTCCGTTGAGCGCAGTATCCACGAGACACCCAAGCCACCTGCTTGCGTGCCGTGTCACCTAACTATGAACCGTATCTATGATGCGCCATCTATTCAGTTCAAGGGCGGAGGGTTCTACTCCAATGGCGGTTAAGTATCCCAACTGGTTCAAAGAGATTGCTCAGTATAACTTCGAGCACTTTCTATTAGGCGAAGCTGATAAGCCTGAGCTGAGTTACTTACAGCTTGGTGCATTCACCGGTGATGCTAGCCTTTGGCTATTGCAGAACGTATTAACTGGCGAAGGTTCTACCCTGACTGATGTAGATACGTGGGAAGGTGCGCCTAATGAACCTATCCAGGAAGAGATGGACTTCTCAGATGTCTACTCTACCTATCTTGATAAGGTCAAGGCATACGATAACGTGGGTCACTTCCGCACCACAACGCAAGAGTTTTTATTAAAGCAACGCAATAGGTTATACAGCTTTGACTTTGTCTACGTTGATGCACACCACACCAGTGCTTCTGCTCTATTAGATTCAGAGCTGAGCTGGGATCTTCTCAAGTCAGGCGGCATACTTGCTATTGATGATTACGAGTGGACACACCCTGATGGGTTGGAGATACACGCACCCAAGCTAGGTATCTCTATGTTCCTAGACCGACACGCAGGTAAGTATGAAACCCTTGCTATCAATTCACAAGTGTGGTTGCGTAAGCTATAATTAAACTACGAGGCAGGCGCCCGCCTGTTGAGTGCTGGCAACAAGCTCTAGTCTTTAATGGCTAGGGCTTTTTGTCTTTGCAAATAGAAAACCCCACCAGTTCCCGTTACTGATGGGGTCTTCCGCTCGAAGAAGGAAAGGGTTAGAAACCTTCTATCGAAACTATAGCATAGCTTCTAAACAATCCAAACATTTACTCTCTCCCTCTGCCACTAAGTCGCCACCGCAGTCATCACAGGTCTGGTCAATACCAGCCGACCCTGTCGGAGTGGCGGAGAGCACGGCAGAAACTCCCAGAATAGCGGTGCTCAACGTATCGCACAGCGTGGAGGATTTGGAGTTCAGGTTGGCTACTACGTTCTCTAAGGAGCTGAGCAATTCCGTAAGCTGTGCTTCTTGGGTTGTCCGCGAGGTGGTCAAGCCGGCTCTCACGGGTCCATAAGGTGATAGCACATTGGATGTGGTTGTCGTTGTAACCGAGTGCGTTGAGGTAACTAATGATAAGTGCCTTGTTCTCACGCTTCTCCTCCATTGTTGCCTTCGTTCTCGCTTCCATCACTGGTATGTGAGGCAAGTGTAGGGACGGCGTTCGCCCGTGTGTGTGTAGTAATAGTAAGGCGGGTATTATCAGTAACACCAATCCAAGTTTTGCCTTGTTGCTCATCTGACTTTCTCTCTTCCACAAGCAGCAGCTTGTAATCGTCGGGGTACAGGTGAGCAAGGCGCACTAGCGCACGGTCTCTCGCTCTACGATAGTTGCGGTAGTGAATAGATTGCTTACCGCTTACTTGTTTACTCTCCATTTATCTTGTCCTCCCACACTATCAAGGCGTATGCTATCAGCATCACCACGAGCAAACCTAATACATAGGTCATAGTCCTACCTCCCTCGCGTGCTGAACCAGCTCGGTTATGTCAATGCTCTGACCCACTAAGTGGGCATCCTCTTCGTCACTATCCCACGCTGAGACTAGTATACGACTGCCAACAGGGGCTAGGTATAGCCACTGGATAGCAGACTTAACATCTCCTCCGCCCCAGCGTATGCCGTTGTCAGGCTCTACCACTTCATAGAATAGAATCAAGTCTGACTTAGGTGGGTGTATGGTGTAGATGTTACTCATTACTCTCCCTCATAACTGTCATCACAAGCACGGCAGGACTTAGAGTTATCGTTACAGAAAGTACAGATAACCTCCTCCTCTAAATCAAACAGGCGAGACATAGCACTGTTGGCACGCTGTAGGTTCTTGATAGCTCGCGCTATCTCCTGCTCCTGTAAATCCTTCTCAGCTTGGTTGATGCACAGGTCAAACTTAGCCTGTAAATACTCTCTATTCACTTGCTTCCTCCTTTATGTTTTAGTCCACAGTTTTCACATACACCAACAGAATTAAACTCTCCACAATTAACAGGGCATTCATAGCCCTGCCAGCGGTGACAGGTTGGACACTTACTCATTACTCTCTCCCTTTATCTCTTTGTCCTCGCACACTGCACAGGTGCGAGAGTTGTATTTGCTCTCATCAAAGTACTCATCACAGGTATTGCACTGTGTCCAAATTGCATCATCATAAAACACTGGGTCGTTCAGTTCCATTAGTAACTACCATCCTTCCCTGATACCCAGCCACAGCCATCACATTTAACCTTGCCCTCAATCGTCTGACTATCGCCGGACATTACTCTACCGCAGACCCAACATTTACCGTAGCTCATAGCCCACTACCTCCCACGCGCTATTAAGTACAGCCTCTTGCCATTCTCCACAATGCTCGCACGAATAGTCTGCATTGATGGTGGACAGCACTAGCCCACGCAATCCACAAAACCTGCACTTATCTTTCATAGGTAAGAAGCCTCCAATACTTCCTCGGTCAAACTATCTAGCGTGTATTCAAGGCTCTCTTCTCCATACTGCTGAGAATCTTGCCATTGAACAGCCCACTCAGGGTCAGCAATAAAGTTTCTGCCATCCAAGAAGTGCAATTCATAGCCGTCATAACTATCCCAGTGCAAGAGTACTGAGTACTCCACGCCCTCTCTCTCAAATGTAATCCGCTTATCGTATGCGGTCTGTTCTTTTGTTACTCCCTTGATTTCCATTTATAGTCCTCCCTCGTAGCACTCAGTCATTGTCCCCCAGCAGTAGCCAAGCCAGCCGCCCTCTCCTACATACCATAGGTGGCTCGCCACCTGCCACATTCCTACCAGTAATAAAAAGCTTGGGATAATTACCAGCACAACCCAACCTCTTAGCGTTAAGTTACTCATCCGATTACCTCCACAGTCTGAGCCGTACCGTACTCACGAATAACATCTTCTAACTTATCCAACCCATCAATGTCAATCTCATCTTCGTCGGGGTTTTCCTGTGCAACTGCTCGCGCTAGGTCTGCCTCGCTGATAACGAACAGGGTATCTCCTTGCGCGGTGGCGGTGTCAATCGTCCACCAGTCGCCGTTCTCATTTGATACATAATAAGTTGCCATTACTTGCCCTCTCTCTCGTTCTTGCAGATACAAAACCATTCAACCTGACCGCAATCTTTACAATAATCTTTCATTCCTTGCCTTTCTTCAGCCTCTTCTCTCTCTTTCGCCCTTTGTGCGCCTAACTCGCGCCAAGCGTTCATCTCAATCTCGTAAACCATTCTGTCGAAGTCATCCATTACTTGCCCTCCTCTTTCCAGTTGCCCTCGGTTGATGTCTCTCCACAATTTGCACACACATAACTTACTGAGTTTGTAAAGCTTTCATAGGTTGCCATTGTTTCAATCTCTCTCTCGCAACCCTCACAAAAGACTGCCACCGCTATCATTCTTCGCCCTCTCTCTCGTGTAAGTAACCGCCCATAGTGGTGATTAGGTTGGTGCGAATTACTAACGTGCCGTACATATCCTCGTAAACCTCCGCGCCTTGCATATTCTCCTCCACCCATTCTTTAAGGTCTTTGAGCGTGTCCACCTCTTGAAGTTCCATTATTCCTCTTCCTTATACTTTCCGTCCTTGAATCCTTGAATCTCATCCTCTAACCAACTCTCGGCAATCTCGCGGAAGTTCACGCGGTAGAGTGAGCCGACATCTTTCAGCATTGAGAGCAGACCAGCCGAAAGAGTCTCTTGCCCCCAATACTCAGGCGAGAAGATGTCATCCGCCCAATCCGCGAGGGCTTTCTCTGCCTCGTAAAGCCCATCTTGCCAGCCGTCCTCTTTCTCGGTGTCAATGTTCTCTAGGAATGCCTGACCGATTAGTTCGCTCGCGGTTTCTTGTAGCCCTTGGTCGTTGTCAATGTGGAGCGCTAGCCCCCACGTTTCGCGGTTTGTCCAGCCATTGTATTTATCGCACATTCTGTAACCCTTTCCCTAGTTCTGACCTCATCAGCATCCGCTTCACGGATGGACACCCTCGCGGGTGTTTCGGTCTGTTCAAAAGCTGTGGATAACTATTTGCCCTCTCTCTTCTTCAGTAGTCCCTCGATGATGTCGAGGACTTGCTCATCACTGAGCAGGTCGCCCTCGGTGTGGATTGCTTCCTCAATCAAGTCAATCATTGTTCCGTTGTCCATTACTTCGCCCCCTCTTCCCATAGGCAGGCGGTGCAAGGTGTATCGGTGCCGTTATCGCACTCTTCACAGTAGGTTTCAATCATTACTTCACCCCGCAAGCGGTAAGGAATCGGGCGCGGTCAAAGCGTGGGTTGTCTAATGAAAGGAAATCAGCGAAATCCTTTGAAAGTGTCTCGCGCTGTGAGTCGTCTAAATAGAATGCCTGCTCCATTAGTTGAGAGATAAGCACATAGTCTTTGCGTGTCATTAGTTTCTCGCCTTCTTTACTGTGAAAGTCAGTGGGACTAGTTGAAGGTCAAGGGCTGGCAAAACAGCGGTTTGAATCAAATCCTTGATTTCAATTTCCAAAACTTCTGCATCACTAAGGTTTCTATTGCTGTTTGATTGATAGTGGAACTCAGTATCTACTTTGAAAGAAACAGTGTATTTAGCCATTTATTTGCATCCTTTGCGGTTAATTCAAAACAAACGATTTGCTTTGATGTGCTGAGTCTAATGCCTACGGGACTATACCGACAACATTTGAGGGCATTTATTGCCCTTTATTTGGTAAAGATTTGATAACAGAATCCTGAGTCTTACCTGAGAATGACAGGGATAACCGAGTCGATAAGTCGACATTTCAAAGGGTGTCGGGCTGTTGAGTTAGTTGAAAGTTCAACCAGTTGGAGGTGCTAAGTTACTGGGTGTGGGGCTGTAGTAACTTGGGAGATTGCTGTGAATGGTGACGGCTTTGCCAACTGTAAAGGGCTTATTGAATCCTGAGAGGTTACTGAATCAGGGAAAGGGGATTGTTAAATAGTGCCGAGGGGTTAGACAGCCCAAAAGTTATCCACAACCTTATCCACAGGTCTGACCAGTTATCCACAGGGCAGGGGGTGGGGGTCTGCTCCTCCAGCACGGCACGCCTACCCGGGGTTGTTGAATTTAGTAGGGGGATGTACTGTGTACCGTACCAAAATATTTCGACTAAAGTGAGATCCAATTATAGCTCTGACCTGCGGTTTTACTGTATGTGACTAACGTCACATTGTGAAAACGAGAAATCGATAAAATTTCCTGCCTTATATACAGTAGGGGCGGTAATTGAGATAGCCCCGTCCAGCTCGCTACGGTTACCCTTCGCGAGTCCCCTAGGACGAGCGCTGACTTACCCCTCACTTCGCTGTGGCTCGTTCGGGCGCTAAGCCCGACACTAGCGGTGCTTTTAGTTGGGATAGTTCTATCAACTTGACAGCTAATCGAATATTCCGACGCAGCTAATTAAATCGATCTCGGCCCGTCCCCCATAACATTTAGGAGATTACGTGGCTGAAAACTCAGCAGATATTGCCAAGCGTATTATCCTTGGCTGTGTAGCAGAGGGTATGACCATTGAAGCCGCTACGGCTTCAGCTGGTAAATCCATCAAGACTTACGAGTACTACCGTCGCACAGATAAGATCTTTGCAGACAAGGTAGACCGAACTAGACTCGGCCTGAAGGACAAGCAGTTTGCAGGTGGAGATGTCCACGACATCGACTTCGTCGAATTCCGCAAACGCTTCCTACACTCAGAAACTTTTGCCCATCAGAAAAACATCGTAGATGTAATCGAAGGCCGCGAACCCGGCTGGCTACATCCGGCTATGAAGTTTGAAAAGG